TTTATTTATTTCCTATTCTTTAATTTGAGTAAGTGAGTTTTGAAGTGCCACGAAGTGTGCCACTAATTCCAAGGGTATCGCAAGCGATTTTTACAGATACGCCAACAGGTAAAGTGTTAGGGTAAGTGGATACGAATTGAGCAACCGCACCTCTTGAGGGCAGGCTGATTTTTTTTACAGAACCGTTAAAGGTTTCTAGTGTTACAGTGTAAGTCATTTTTAGACTTCCTTTCGTTAAGTTGATAAGACTATCTTATCAGAGGGGTCTGACATTTTGGCCACTTATTTGCTAAGGCTCACTGTGATTTACATCACATTTATTTGCTTAGGCTCATTAGCCAATTTGTCCTTTATTTAATTTTTTTCTATACCTAGAAGTATAGCAGAGAAATCTCAAAAAGTCAAGTTTAGACACGCACAAATCGGACATTTTCTATGTGATTTACACCACATTTTCCCCGAGAAAAAATCGCAGTTATTCTGCGATCTCCTCAACTAGAAAAGCATTAAACTTTTCTAATTCATTTTCACTAAGTGGTCTTAGTGTTTTATTTAAAGCAAAGATTGCTTCTAACTCAGTTTCTGATTCGCATACATACGAAATTAAAACATTATGCTTTTTCATTTATTTTCCTCTTTCATTTTTTCTTGAATTGCTTTTGATTTCATTAGGGCTTCTAAGCCTTTACCTAATGAGGAAAGGCGTTGAGCCTCTACCATTTGTTTGTATTCATCTAAGTTCATTTAGTGTAACTACCTTTCTTTATTGCTTCATCTAGCATTTTTGCTAGTGGGTCTATCTGCTCGTCTGCGAGATAGTTTTCTAATTCTAGTTTTTGAATTTTATCCATTGAGATTAACGCTCCCAACTTCTAGTAGTAGCATACACTACGCTATTGCGTGGAGTGTATTCAATTTCTTCTAGATTAGTTTCTAGAATTGTGCCTCTAAGGGCTACGAGGTCTAAGTAATTGTTAGCCTCAATTTCTGAGTTAAAGATAACTCCTAGGCAAGTGCTAAACTCTTTCATTAGAGGATAGCGTGGGTTAGTGTCTAACTCCACACGATAGGATAATTTAAATCCTTTTACTTTTAGTGAATTCATTTTGAATTCCTTTCTTTTAGAGATTTACTTCTTTTTCAATCTTTATACTAGTAAGTATAGCAGGCACCACTGACATTTTGACCTGTTTTACGGGCGTGTCGTGAAACTATTTTTGTGATTAACCTCACATAAGTTATACACAGCCTGTGGATAACCCCGAGGAAAATCTCGGGGATTTTTATTCACTCTTTACGAATAAATAAAATCCATAACCTAAACAGATCATAGAAAACCAAAACAGTGCGTTACCACTTTCAAAAAAGGTTTGATAAAAATTCATTTTAACTCTCCATTACATTTATAATTATTTGAAAATCTTTTTCTGTTAGTAGCGCACCAGCGCAACCCCAAAGACCTGCGAGATAGTTATCTCCATATTTTTCTTTAGCCAATTTAACGGCTTCATCACGCAATTCATCTTTTATCATTTTTTTACTCCTTTGTATAGAAAGTCCCACGCCTTACGGCAAATTAAAATGCTTTCGCAATTATCACAACAGATAGAGCCGTGAGGGTTAAAGTTTACATCAAATGCGTCCACATAAGATGTTTTGTTTCCACATACGGAAACTAAAGGGTAAAGTGTGCTCACTTTGACACCTTCCAATCTGTCCACATAGGTAGACGCTCTGGGTCAGTATCGTTATACCAACGCTCAATATTTTGTTCACAATCTTGGCAGAAAGTAAATTGTTCATCTCCAATTTCTGAGATAGCAGATTTCATTGGATTGTGCTCTACGCACTTTTTATTTTCTAGTGTTATCATTTTTGACAACCTTTCTTTTTTGTTAGTTAATTTTTATTTATTAAGTTTTTATTTTATTAAGTTTTTATTAAAATCCTAGGATTTCTATTCCGTAGTTTTCTACGGCTTGATAGACATCCATAACGCCTTTATAGTCTTTACACTTAGGGCAGAATCTATCCCATCCATCCATACGGATTGAGCAGAATACGCAGATGTTATCCATTACGCAGATGTCATTGTCAATGAGGAAACTCATTGTGTCTATTTTTTTAGTGTTAGTCATTTTGACCTAACCTTTCTTTTTTCGTTAAATAACCTTTATTTAACTTTCTTTATACTAGTAAGTATAGCAGGGGGGTCTGACATTTTGGAGGGTATAAATAGGGTAAATCGGACATTGTGATGTAGGTCATATGTGATGTAGGCCACATTTCGCCGAGGTATATATGACTGGTCATAGGCACCCCTACCCATGTATGGTCATAGGCGTATATGCACATGACTGATCATGGGCGCATATGTATATGACTAGTCTTAGGCGTATATGCGTATAAATGGTCATTTTCTCGGGCCCCTGTGATGCGAATCACACACGACACGCCGTGTTAGGACTTGACTTTTAGGCTTATATATGTTATTATTCTCTTATAGAAAATTAAATAGGGATAAAAAGGTCAATGAGCCTACCAAATAAGATAACGAAATGTTATATGAGCGTAGCAAATAAGTGACCTAAATCACATAGCCCACGCTCCACATAGTGAGACTACTAGCCAGTATACTAGACAGTAGGGGTTTTATGTGTTACACTTACATAGTAAGAAAAATTAAATAAAGATAAATCCTAGTGAGCCTGTTGAGCCTACCAAATAAACCTAGCAATAGGGTGAGCGTAGCAAATAAACAGCAAATAACCTAGGCAAGGAAAGCGTTAGCAAATTGCTAACACATTAAAAGAAAGGTGGTCTATAAATGACTACATTAAGTAACTACTCTAACATTGAGGTAGGCGATACCATTACCCTACCTACATCTATGAACCTTGTTAAATCAGGGGTCATTGTTAAAATTAGAAAATGGAATGGTAGCGCAATGCGTGTTATCTGTTCTAATGGTGCTATTTTTGAGTTAAATAAGCACAATCGTGATTTTGTTCTAACTAGAGAGGAAAATAACTAATGACCCTCTACATTATCGTTATTGCGTCTGCCCTAGTGGTAACACTAGTAGCCCTTATCCCTACAATACTAGAAAAGGATAGTGAATTCTAATGCACATCTTTTTATGTTCACAATGTAACACATTAGCAATAGTTACCCAATCAGGTAAACACATTAACATTAACCCTTGTAATTGCACTAAAGAAAAGAGATAAATAAATGAAAACATGTCAGGTAATTAACTGCGAATCAACAGAACTAGTTTATAGTGGCACAGACGCCTTTATGCTAGGCATTAACACAGAAACCTATTGCTATAAGTGTGCTAACGCATACGCACAGATAGATAGAGTTATGTCTAAGGTGCGTCAAGAATATCTAGACTCACTTACACCTACATCATCACTTACTACATCAGACTAGAGGAGTTTTATATTGTTAGATTTTTTAAGTAGCCCTTTTGAGTGGTTTGCCAATATCGTCCAATACTCACTGATTTTTATGGCTATTGTTATTGTAGTCCTAACTATTGGTGCGGTTGTTGCAATACCTATTGGATTAAAATTATTAGGTGTTGCATTCGCTAAAACTATAGTGGTAGAAACTAGCAAGATAGTCAGAGACTTAGGTCTTGATAAAATCGCTAGAGATACAGTAAGCGAAACTAAGCAATTAAGACAACACTACGACAGGGTAGTGGTGCCAATGATATCCAAAGCAAAGTGAGGTGGTGGGGGTGTGAGAGATCGCCCCCCTACTTATCACTAGGTTTTAAATAGATAAATAAGATAAAATAAAAAATAAAGTAAGAAGAAAAGTTTGCGCTATGATGTGCTCACTATATTTTTACTTTATTTTTCTTATAAACCTGTATCATACACTTGGATAAAATATTCAGATTTTAGTCAATTTGGTTTTACAAATTTTTTCAGATTTGGGGTATAATGAATTCATGGGAATATTAGATAATTTTGAAAACGCCTGGGATGAGGATTTCTCATTCGAGTCTAAGCCTATTGCTGATACAGACAATATGGGCAAAGAGAAGTTTTGGGAAGATCTAGGTCGTCCTGATAATGATGGTTTGGCACTAAAGATATTTAAAGAACAATGTTGCGATAACTGCAACTGCTAAGCATCTAAGACTCTCTTCTTGGCAATAAGATACTGTTGATGCGAAGCATCATTGTAAATGGTTTTACGACCCATACGCAGAGCAACTTTTGCGGTAGTGCCAGTTCCTCCAAAGATATCTGCCACAACTTGACCAGGTAACGAATAGTTATCAATTAATATCTCAGCAAGTTTCTCAGTAAAGCAATCCCATACATAGCCACGATCTTGGTATTCTTGAAGGTTTTGAATAACTTCTTCTTGAGTATCCCAATGAGCCTTAATAATAAAGTTTCTCATTTTTTCGTATCTAGGGACGTTTATCTGTTTGTGCAATAGCAGGATAAGTGCAAATTCATCGCCAGTTCTTTCTTTAACATTTTCAAAAATCTTACTATCTGAATAATCCCAAATTAAGGTTTTTGTAATAATTAAATTTGTCTCGGTTTTGATTTTTGAAATAACATCAAACGAGGAATTATGGTTTTTCAAAATTACGAGGGCAGATCCAGTGTCCTTTAACGCATACTCAATATGCTTAATAGATTCTATATAACCTTTGATGTAATCATCATATTCCTGATTCTGGATTTGCCTATTTGCGTCTCCGCCATATACCTGTTTATCAGTTGTGATATATGGTGGATGACACAAGAACATATCTACACTGTTTGGCTGTAGAAATTTAGTTCTAGCGTCATTGCAGAAAAACTCTACATCCATTACTTAAAAAAGTTTTCGCTCAAGTCTTCTTTAGAAATACCATACATCTCCAAATGATATTTTACTTCGTATTCGGAGGTTTTACACAATTTGGCTATTTCCGCAGGGGACATATTCTGATGGACATATGCATCTTCAAGCCAAAAAGGATCTTTAAAATCACTCATCCTAACAACTTATCTGCAATCTTACTTGCTGTCTCAGTCAAAGAAGGTCTACCTAATACAAGCGCAGCCTCAATTTGCTCTGATGTTAGTTCTTTTGGAGCATCGATTTTCATCTGACCTTCTACAACTTCAACAACTGCATCAATAATATCTTGCTTTTCCATAATACTCACCATTTCTCTATAGGGCATTTAGCCTGTTTAAGCGTAGATTTTAACTTCATAAAACATCCGCATTTCCTACACTTGACTAAACGCTTATTAAACCATTCACAACCATTGCAAATGCCTAACCTATATTCTATCAGATCTTTGTCACTTCGTGGTTGACTCGGATCAAACAAATCTGTAAATTTGACATCATCTGGCATACTCTAATTATAGCCTAAAAAAGGTTTAAAGGCCCCTATCAGACAGTTTGGGGCTTTGTCCCATAGATTGTCTTTATGGGGGTTTGGAAAGCCTCTATTTCGGCGACGCCTTATATCCCGTCGAATTAAAGGCCATATGTATTTTTGAACTTAGCCTTAAGGATCTGATGCGTAAGCCAGTGATCCGAAACTGGGACGTGGCCGTCTCTTGAATTGTTCCAATATTTTCCGTTTAATAACTCGTCAGGTATTTGTTCATTTTCTTTTTCAAGTATGGATAAATCCATTCTATCTACAAAATATTTTTTACTCAAAATGCCTTCTTTTACTAATTTGCTAACGGCACTGAGCATTTGTGGATCCCAAGACGAATAGACCAAAGGTATTTTATTTGATTCACAGTATAACTCGATTGACTTAATTAGCAGGGCAGATCTAAATATCAATTCGTCAACGGTAGCGGGTTGGTTTATATATGTCATGCTTATATGCTTATCTTTATTTAGCCCATAAAACTTTAACTGTCTGGTTAAGTTGGGAAAGTATATAAAAACCCCTTTAGGGTTTCCAAATTTTTCTATAAACTTAAAGAAGTTATAAGTAATAGTTTCAATATTTCCTCCACGTGTCCCTACATTAAGGTGTTGCTCACCGCCTAAAGATCTATTTAATTGATGAGACCAAACACCCTCTACGGGAACCCCTAGGCCAAAAGTATTTGAGCAGCCAAAATATACAAAATTATTTTTAGCAGATTCTTTAGAAAAATCATCAGACCTAAATCCGTGATTATTTATTTTAAAAGATATAGGGTGGTTTTCATAAAAGTCATACGTGGTGTCTCTCTTATCTCCATAAAGTTCAAAGCATTCAGGATGGATACAGTCTTGGCAAACCTGGTCATAGGTTGTGTTATATTCTAAAACCTTACCGATTACGTCTGTTTGAATTAAGGATATGAGACCTTCGTTGTTTCTACCAAGTAAAGGATCATAGCGTTTCATATTTTAAAATACTCCCCTTATAATAATCTAGTTATGACAATTCAGGACTGGGCATCATTAATCGTCGCAATACTAACAATTATATCATCTATTGCTTTTGCAATTAAATGGATGGTTAAGCATTATCTAAGCGAACTTAAGCCCAATTCTGGCTCAAGTTTAAAAGACCAGGTTTCAAGATTAGAAAGTGCTTTAGACGAACAAAGAGTCGACTCTATAATGTCACGAGAAAGACAAGAGAAGAAACTTGACGAAATGTATAAAATTTTAATTGATCATATTGCCAAAGTTGATAATAAATAATTTACTCTATATACTATATATAAGATATATTAAAAACTAACTTAAAGATACTCTTTTCTCTTATATATATTTAAGTATACACCATTAAGACCTTGATTTTATAGTTTTTACTTCCGTCGATTATAACAATTTACTAACAATTTACTTTATAACTTTTTGTAATAACATTATATAACTTTTCGTTATCTTGATGTCTTAAATGTCCAAATATGATATACTTTATTTACTGGTTCTCAGGCCTATCTCGTATACCCACCGACCTGAGAGCCAGTATTATTATTATGGTATAATCAAGTATTATGACTCTATGTGGACCCGAAATATTTGGTGCAGATCCCGTTCGAATTAAATGGAACGTGGTTCGTGGCGACTCTTCTCCGTTAAGAATTGAATTTCTAGAAGACGACGAAGTAACATTTTTTGACACATCTAGTTGGACATACCTGGCAACAAGTTATGATCCAAAAACTGACATTATAGATCCATTGAGCATAGTCTCGTATCCTGGATATGTTGAGATTCTAGCATCACCGAGCATCACTCAACATTGGGGAAGTGGATACAGGCAGACAGTTGCGGAACTGATGTTTGATTTACAAGTAACAATTGATAACAATACAGTTTGGACACCAGTAGTTGGAACTATATCAGTTTCTGGTGATGTAACAGGAGGTAGTTTATAATGGCAGTTATTAAGATTGTTCCAATGCCTGGAGTGGCAGTAGTTGGACCACAAGGTCCTAAAGGTGACACTGGCAACACAGGTCCGCAGGGACTAGCAGGAAATAATGGAACCAACGGTGCAGATGCACTTTGGTCTTACAATGGTGAATACAACCCAGGTGCAGGATATGCAGTTGGAGATGTTGTAACATTTGACGGACAACTTTGGTATCGCAAGAACTCAAATGGTGGAAATGTTGGAGACACACCATCAGAAGGATTTATTTGGGATTTACTTGCATCAAAGGGTGCAGATGCTGAACTACCAATTGGTGTTAACTCATCCTTTACTATTGGAAATCAAACTTTTAATATTGTAAATGGAATCATTACATCTATTGATGTAAACATTCAAGTATAATATCGTGAGATAATAAACCCATGGCTGTTTCTAAATCTATGGACTTTCCTGCCCCCAAAAAAACATCTTATGCTGAGCAAGTAGAACAAAGCCAGTCATCATTTACACAAGACAACGTTTTGTCATTTCTTCCAGTCCCTGGACCAGTAGGGCCACAGGGCCCAGCGGGTAGAGATGGAAAAGATGGAAAAGAAGGACCTAAAGGACCAGAAGGAAAATCGGGACCAAAGGGCCAACAAGGACCAGCAGGGAAAGACGGTCTAAGTTCTCTGTCATCTTCAGGACAGCAAGCAGGGTGGGCATCCTATCACAACAAAGTTGAAAAACCATTTAAACTTGGTATATCTGAAGGAGATGACGGTTGGGCAACGGTATATTTAATATCTGATGGATTGTCAAATGAAAAGTATATCCCTAAAGGATGCACCCCATTATGGAATGATCACGCAAGAGCCTTTAATTTTAGGGGACTTGAAGAGGGTGCTCAAGTATTCATAACATACAGTTTTGAACTAACTACCTATAGCAGCAACACTGAGGTTTGGATAAGAACATACTCGCAAAACAGCGATTTAGAAGTCTCTCAATTTATTGGGTCTTTAAAATATCAACATACATATCCAATAACAGTAACACAGCATGTTTTTATAGAAAATCAGAAGATCTGGGGTAATGGAGCAGTTCCACAAATTAGAACTGACTATGACGCTTCAGTAATTCTTAAATCTATATATGTCAGCATGGTATAATAAAACAGGAGGAATTATGGCATTTCCAGCAACTTATGATATTAATTATTACAGAGGTGATACCCTTGAGTTTAACATATACCCAAAACTAAATGACAACAGCGCATTTGACCTAGACGGGTATGAGGTAAAGTTTACAATAGATACAGCAAGAGGACAAAGTTCAAACGCAAAAATTGCTACAGCCCTTATTAGCGATAATAACTCTTTTGTTGCTTGCTCAATTTTGCCTGCAACTGGAAGACAGTTAGTAGCAGGAACAACATATTACTATGACGTAGAAGTTAAAAAGGGTGCAACAAAAATTTACACCCTATTGACTGGAACTATTAATGTTACAGAGGATATCACGGTAGCGTAATGGCAGAGGTATTATTATCTACAGATGAAATTACAATTATTGGTGGTCCAGATAAGATTGATTTAGCAGTTGATCTTGGAGCACAAGGTGATCGTGGTAGTTATATTTTTGCAGGTAATGGCAATCCTAACAGTTTAAGCACAGTAATTGGAAATAGCGTTCCACTGCAGGTAAATGATTTATATATTAACTTGCAAAATAGTAGTGAGGACTTTTCATATCTTTATCAATATAAGTCTGAGCCAGGAGGACCAGTTTGGCAGCATATACTTAAGTTAACCCCATCAATATATGCAACAAATAAAATAACAAACTTTGTTTCTGGACTAGCAACAATTACCATCCCTATCTTTGACATTCTTTCTTCTACCACAGAGGTCACAAATATTTCAGAACTAAACTTTAGCATTCAATGCCAAATCATTGGTTCTACGCCAACCGCTTCATCAATTAATATTTTGCCTATTGACACCACAGATATCATTAATCTTCCAATAACTGTTAATGCTTCTGAATTCCATGAGGGTGCCTTGAGATCTTTAACTGGAACTAAAACAGTCCATTTATTGATTACTGTGGTATAATCTAAGTAGGAGATATTATGGCTGCCATTGAAATAGGACAACTTTTTAAAACCCAAATTCCTGGTTATGAGGATGCTGCGGATATTCAGGCAGCCTTAAGACTATATCACTATGGATCTTCAACTTACGACACTTCGACTACTAATGAATCAAATATAGTTTCAGATTCTGTAGCAGGGCATTTAAAGTCATTAAAGACACGTGTTCAAATCCTTGAAGATAATGGACCAGGTTCAGAATACTCAGCAACAGAACCATCAGATATTCCTAATGGTTATATTTGGGTAGACTCTCAAAGCAGCCCATCTCTAACAGAGTATCCCAATGCTCTTTATCAAAACACAGCACCGACAGGAACAATTTCTCAAGGGACTTTGTGGGTAGATAAAGATTCATCACCACTCAAAATGTATATATATGATACATTGATTGGGTGGAGAGAGATTGGTGCATAATGCCAAAGCCAACTGAAAAAGAAATTTTAAAAGAAAGAGCGATTGGGAAACTTCTTGAATTAGGATTTACAGAGTCAGAACTTCGTGCATTGGAGATAATTAAATAATGGCAATTAACAATGTTGGAAAAACTGCATATATTTATCAAAATGGGACTTGGTATGCTTTATCTGGGTCTGCTAACACAGCACTAAACTATACCTGGAATGGTGCACACCAGTTTGATAATTTGGTAACAGCAACCGACGTTGTAAATGCAAGGGCTGGAGTAAATAACTTCATGAACCCAGCACATAGAGATTTAGCACTAAGTTCACCAGTTCGTGGTATTGTTTGCTTTATCGCAGAAAACGAAAACTCTGTCAGGGTTGATCAATTACAATACTTTGATGGAAGTGTTTGGCAAAATATTTCTGGATATAAGACTGTTAGTTCTAAACTTTCAAGTTACACATTGTTAGCATCAGATAATTCAAGAGTGATTACTGTAGACTCTTCATCGTCAACTACAATTACGGTCCCAGCAAATTCAACAACCGCTATACCAGTCGGATACTCTGTAGATATTATTCAACTTGGAACTGGATCAACTACAATCTCTCCAGAAAGTGTTTCAGTATCAGTAAAAAGCAAAAATAACACAATGTCTTTGGACGGTCAATTCTCTAAAGCAACACTAATTAAACTTGACACCAACACCTGGTCTTTATCTGGAGACATTTACGAAAATGCTTCTGTAACACCAACACCTACTCCTACACCAACTCCTACACCAACACCAACACCTACTCCTACACCAACTCCAACACCAACTCCTACTCCGACACCAGTTGACCCAACACCATATCCAAACATTGGATCAATTACTGCTTATGGTGCAGGGCCAAACCAAACTTGGACTTCTAATGCAGCATATATTACATGGGGTGGAAGCACTTGGGGATCATATAAGGTTGTTCCAAACGGCGGTGCTACCGCAGTTAATGAGCCAACATCATCTACTGCAAACTTCCCAGTATTGCTGTCTGGCCTTCAGGCAGGAACTTTATACTCCGTTACCGTAACACTTTATGCTGGAGCAAACTATACTGGAGCAACTGCTTCATCAACAGGATCCTTTACAACCGCTTCAGCACCAACACCAACGCCTACTCCAACACCAACGCCAACTCCAACACCTACGCCAACTCCAACGCCAACACCAGGTTCATACTCTGTAACATATGACGCAAATGGCGGAACTGGAGTTCCAGCAAATACAACACATAATGGATCTTACGTAATCACAAACACTGCTCCAACTAGATCTGGATACACTCAAGGAAGTTGGATGGTAACTTGTGGTTCATCCTTTATTGGTGGATACCCTAATGGGGCATCTCTAAGTTGCAGTGGAAATCTTTTAATACAGGCAACCTGGAATGAAGTTACAACACCTACTCCGACACCAACTCCAACACCAACACCTACACCAACACCGACTCCAACACCTACACCTACACCAACGCCTACTCCAGTAGTATACAATGTAACCTACGATGCAAATGGTGGAACAGGAATGCCAGCAAACACTACGCACAATGGCTCCTACGTGATTCCTTCTTCTTCTGCTTCAAGGTCTGGATATACTCTTGGTAGTTGGATGGTATATTGTAATGGAACATTTATTGGTGGATACCCAACTGGAGCCTCATTAAATTGCAGTGGAAACCTATCAATACAGGCAACCTGGAATGAAGTTACAACACCAACGCCAACCCCAACTCCTACGCCAACACCTACACCTACACCAACACCAACTCCGACACCAACTCCGACACCAACTCCGACACCAACTCCAACACCTACGCCAACTCCTACGCCTACTCCGACACCGACTCCTACACCAACTCCTACACCAGGAACAACATACACAACCCGTGGACCTGACCTAGCATCTTCATATGCAACGTGTGTATCTGGAACACAGGTAAACAGTGGATCTAGGGTTGTAAGTAATCCATCGAACCAGTCAGTAAGCAATGGCGCTTGTGGAACTGTATCCTGGTATGCATATACTTCTGGAACCTGGTATTATTCATGTTGCGCCTCATAACTTTTTATGATAAACTATATATAGGAGGAATAAAATGACAGAAAATCAAGTTATAACTAATTATAAAGTAGCCGTAATAATTGACGGTAGTGTAGCAGATACCATTATGTGTGATGAGCGCACTTGGGCTCTGTATACAAGTAATCCAACATTTGTAGACGTTACAGATAATCCAGACCAACTGGCAATTGGCGACTCATACAGTGTCACAGAGTAATTGGGCAAAGTATAAAGAAAGTTTAGGAGAAACAAGGCCTTGGGACCTTGTAAATTCTTCAATTCCAAAGGCTTCAGATGAAGTCGCTTTAGCAAGGTATGAAGTATGTAAAGCCTGTCCAGAATTAATTAAATTAACAAAACAGTGCAAAAAGTGTGGATGCTTTATGAAAGCAAAAACAACGTTAGAGTTAGCAACTTGTCCGTTAGGAAAATGGTAAATGAAAAATCCTTATTTGTTAGAAAATGTCTTTCCACCACAAGATCACAAAGATTTGCAAAATCTTGCAATGTCTTTATGGGTAAATGATAAGACCACATTTGATGAAAGTTTTGGAAGACACCAGTGGGCTATATGGGACGGAACCCATAAAGAAAACATAGAGCCATTAAAGAGGTTCCACGAGATGCTTTTACCTCTTGCAAGAGAAGAGTTTGAATCAGAGACATTGGTTCCATCTTGGTGCCTAATCAGTATCTATGAAGGCGATAAGGCAAAATTATGGAAACATAAGGATGACAATGCTTGCACATACCATATTAACTATACTATTTTTCATAAAACCCCTTGGGATTTTTACGTAGAGGGAGAAAAGTTTAGTCCAAAAGAAAATGATGCAGTCATCTCTTATGGAAACGATCAAGAGCACTGGAGAGAAGAATTCCCTGATCCAGAACACAACTTAGTTGCTAATGCATTTTTCTTTTATACAGAGCCAGATCATTGGTATTTTACAGAAGGACCTCATTATCTTTATAGTCATATTCGTGCAAAAAGGGAGATAGAATAAACCATGGATAAAATCTTTATTAGTCTTGCAGCATACAGAGATCCAGATTTAATAAATACAGTTAAAAGTTTTTATGAAAATGCAGAGCACAAGGACAGGTTGTTTTTTTCTCTAGTTTCGCACGAGGACCCAGAAAGCACATTTGATTTTAGTTTTATTCCAGCAAGCCAGATGTCATATCAAAAAATTGACTATAGACTTGCAGATGGAGCCTGCTCTGGAAGACATTTAGCAAACTCATTGCTGTCTGATAAGTATAGATTTTTCTTGCACACAGACTCTCACTCTAGAGCAAAAAAGAATTGGGACACAATGCTCATAGAAGAATATGAAAGGTGCTCTGTAAAATGGGGAGAAGAATATATATTTACTAAATACCCACACGGATTTTTGAGAGAGTGGGATGAAGATGGCATTGGAACAGACAAGATTAATTTAGATAACGAAACTATGCACAAGGTAGTTCCAGTATGGGATGACATAGAATGTGTTTACCTCCTAAGATGGAAAGATATTGAAGATCTTGAATATGGAGATCGAGTTTTTGGATTTGCAGCAAATTTTGCTTTTGGATCAGTTAAAGCATTTACAAAGGCTATCTATGACCCATATTTATATTTCCTTGGAGAAGAGATCAGTTTGGGACTTAGGCTATCAGTTAAGGGTGTAAACCTTGTTGCACCACCAGTAAATGCAATTTGGACCAACTATGACAGAGATAATGGGAAAAGAGATTTTCACTGGGTTGACAACCAACTTTGGGGAATTAGAGATAAGGCTGCAAGAATTAGGCTTAGTCAGTTATTTCGTGGGGAAGATTTAGGTGTTTATGGATTCCAAGATGATATGGAAGAGTATAGAGCGTTGCAGGAAGAAATGGGCCTTGACTTTGAATCAAAAGACTACATTAAGCCAATATATAAAAACTAAAATGTGCACCTAAAGGTATGATATAGGAGATAAAATGATTCAAGAGCCCAAAATAATTGAAAATGTTTTAAAAAGGGAAGCGTTTGATAGTTTTACAAATTCTATGAAATCTTCTTATAAAACTTTTTCATATGACCCAAGATTTGGAAGATATTGTGTAGGGGATGGATACTCTGAAGAGTTTAAGGCTATCTTTGAAGATACAGTTGATGTTGCTAGGAAAGCCTTTAGCAGTGAAACCTTAATGCCAACATATGCCCTATTTGCACACTATGAAGGGAAAGCAAGCCTTTACAAACACAAAGATGATAACGCATGCACTTATACCTTAGATCTGTGTCTTTATCAAAATGATCCTTGGGATTTATATGTAGAAGATACACCATATACCCTATTCCCAAACCAAGCATTGGCTTATTATGGAAACGAGCAAATGCATTGGAGAGAAGACTTTCCAAACCCAGAAACTCAAAATGTTGCAATGATCTTTTTTCATTATGCAGAGCCAGATCACTGGTATTTTACAAAGGGTCCAAGTTACATCGATGTAATTACAGGGAAAATGACAAAGGCACAATGGAATTTAGAAAATTGGTAAACATCAATGTTTAATTTTTTTACACAAAATATTACAACAGCAGATTACAATATGCGGCGAGGTCGTGTGTATAAAAAAACTCGGGGAGAAGATTACATTCCAGATAGGGTTAGTGATGATCCTGCTGTAAATAATATGGACTACACTCTAAATAATTATGGACATAGGTCTAGTGATTTTGTAAAAGATCATCAAGGATTCCACATTCTTTTTGCTGGATGCTCATTTACTTTTGGAGAAGGGCTGCCATATAAAGAAAACTGGTCAGGAAGACTTTATGAAAAAATGAAAGATTTGTATACCCTAGACGATTATTTTTCTTTAGGGTTTTTAAACGGAGTATCGTCTAATATCATTTATAACATATTGTTATACTGTAAAGAATTTGGAAAGCCCGATGCCATATTTTGTTTATTGCCACACTCTGTTAGAAAAGTTGATTTTGTTAAAAGATATTTTATTATAGATTCTGATTATGACAGACGTCATTTAGAGTTGGGAAGGCTTGAAGTTCTAAAGTCTATAACCTTTTTAGAGGAATACTGCGAAGCATCAGGAATTAAATTAATTTGGTCAACATGGAATAACGCAGATGCTAAGGTATACTCTAAGTTAGATTTTAAAAATTTTGTTTTTTTAGAAGATGTAGATATTTTTATGAATGCAAAAAACAAAGAGGAGTCCTCTGACCCATTCTATGAAATAGCAAGAGATGGAGATCACCCAGGACTAAAATATTCCGATGGTTTATCAAATATATTTTTAGATAGTTTTAAGGAAAAATATGTTAAATAAAATAAAAGAAAAAACCTTTAGAATAAAAAGATCTATCCTAAAGGTTTATCTTAAATTTAAAAAGCCTTTAAAGGGCGATAAATTTATATATTAGTGTGGAAATTTAGCCATCCAAGATTTAGTCCTTGGGGTAATTCCCTTCCAAGAAGACCAATCTTCTCCACCGTTTGTCATGTAGTATGCAATCTCTGCATTCTTGACGGGATTGAATAGTTCAGCATTTGACTCAAGATCAAACTTAGTTCTACGATCAGGGCCAAGATTGTCTATCATGTTTATTTGGAACATTCCATAAGACGAGTCACCAGTCTTGTGGTTTCCGTTAAAAGCCAGTGGTCGCCCATTTGACTCCTTTTTAGCCACTGCCCAAGCAACTACAAGGTCTTTGCCCTTGAAGCCTACTAGCGAAAGCAGTTCCTTTAGTTCTAAATCAGTTAGAGAAACCTTATTTTCAAAACTCTCTAACTTTTTTGCCTTAGAAACCAAAAAAACCTCTTTCGAGGTAGTTTCCAACGGCTGAGCCTGTTCAAGGCTAAGATTGTTCTTCGTGCTTAGTTCTGGCGTAGCATTAGCAGCATTAGAAAATACACTGACAAGTGCCACGATACTGAGTGTGCTAATGATCTCTTTGTTTCTTTCGATAAATTTAATCATAGTTTCCTCCTTAGAAAACAATAACACCCTGGTAGGTGTCTATACCAAGTATAACATGAATTTTCCCCAAAAGTCAACTTTGAAAGGTGGTATAATAAAGTATTATGGCAACAGGCTCATCAAATAGATTTAATTTACCATATCCACTAGATACTAATCCAGTTAATGTTCATGGAGATATCAAGCAACTTGTGGATAAACTAGAAGTGGTTTTACCACCACTAGGTGTCTCATACTTTGAGATTCAAGTAATTAATAATTCAGGATCAGCAATTGGAGCAGCAACACCAGTTTACGCAACTGGATATACAACAAAAACAACAATTGCAGTATCTCTTCCATCTACAACAAAACCAATACTTGGATTAACAAAAACATCAATTGCCAATAATGCAGAAGGAATCGTAGTTGTTGCAGGAATACTAGAAGGAGTCAACACCTCATCGTTTGTTAGTGGAGATGTTTTGTATGTTGCACCTGGTGGAGGATTAACAAATGTTCAAGCAGGTGGGGCAGTTGGAGTTGTTGCACATGCAGCCTCTGCTGCATCAAATGGAATTATTATTGTTGAGGCAAAAGGCAACGGGACATGGGGGGCACTTAAGGCTGGACTAGCCTAAGAGTGATATAATAAACTATGGCAACCTTAAGAAATGTATCGTCTGGCTCATACAATGTTGGAAACACTCCTCCAATTATTGTTTGGACTGTTGTTAGTGGTGACACAGCATCGTTTAGAGTTTATGTTACTGATGATGCACAGGTCCCGCTAAATATTCCAGATTGGGATATTCTTATGCAGATCAAAAGACCATCACTTGAGTCTAATGCTGGATATGTAACTGATCAGGCAAGTTTAATTTTAACATTAATTCCAACTGCAGATGCAGATGATGATGATGGGGAGTTTACGGTTTCACTAACTTCTGAGCAGTCACAACTTCTCGAAACAGGAGACATCTTTGACATTGAACTGTCTACAGACCAAAGAGCCTTAGTGTGGACTGTAGCCCAGGGCAGTATGAAGATTATTGAAGATGTTACATCACTGTAATGGCATCTGTTGAAATAAATAAAAAAAGTTCCAGCGCTACAGCAAAACTAGCAACAGCATTTGCCTATGGCATATTAAATGTATCTGGAACTGGTCAAAGATCTATAGCAATAAATGAGGTTTTGCCATTTAGGATAAGTTTTACAAATATAGGGGTTCCCAGTTATTCAGCAAACTCCCCAGCCCCAATTGGAATCGCAATTGTTGGATTCAATAATTATATACTTTAAAATCTGTGTTATAATATCATCATGGCAAAGATATCTATAGCAGCAGTAAAATCTAAATTCCAGACTGGCGATAGACCAACACAAGAAGACTACGTTGATCTCATTGACACTCTTGTGTCTCAGTCTACAGATTTAGGTTCAGCAGGTAACAATGAAAATACAATCAACGGTATTGAAAACGTAACTGTTATTGATAACTTTGATGCTACAGTTTGGCGTATGGTGAAGTATATTATTTCAATATCAAAGACTTCAGCAGGGGACAACAAGTTCTACGCAACTGAAATGACAATTCTTGTTGACGGAGACGGTGTTTCTGTCAGTGAGTATGGAACAATCGACAATGATGGGAATATTGGCACCATTAATGTCTCTCGCACTGGAAATACCGTGGCTATTACAGTCACTCCAGATCCTGCGATCAAGCCAGTCACAGCACGATATGCTCGTATTGGACTTAAGGCATAACTAAGGAGATATAAAAAATGGCAACAGTAAATAAAGATTTTAAAATTAAGTATGGCCTGATCGTTGAAGGTGCAAATGCAACCGTAAACGGAAATCAGGTTCTTACAGAAGATGCATCAGATCAATACATCCTTGATCTCATTGGCGGAGAAACACTTGTAAAGTCAGTTTCAAATGAATTTGATGTAAGCGGTGCTGGAGAACTTTCAATTGATCGTGCTACAGTAGATGCTTATTACGATGCAGCAGGAGATGCTGCAGCAGCAGAAACAGCAGCGAACCTATACACAGATGGTAGAGAGACAGCAATTACATCTGCTTACCAGTCATACGCTGACACAGCAGAAGTAGATGCTAAGGCTTACACAGACACTCGTGAAGGAGCAATCACAACTGCTTATCAGTCATATGCAGATACAGCAGAGGCAGATGCTAAGTCTTATGCAGATGGTCTAGCATCAAACTACGATCCAGCAGGATCAGCATCAACTGCACAGCAAAATGCAGAAGACTATGCAGATGCTTTAATCAATGATGCATCAAACCTTTCAACAGAGGTTTGGTCAGCATACAAGACAAGCACAGAAATTGGACTTGCACAACAAGCAGCGGAGGATCATGCAGATCAGGCAGTTGCAGACCTAGTAAATGGTGCACCAGAACTTCTTGACACACTCAATGAGTTGGCAGCAGCACTTCAGGATAACCCAGATGTTATCTCTGATCTTCAGGGTATTGCAGCAGGAAAGCAAGATGCACTAACTGCAGGTTCAAACATTGATATTACAGGGGCAACAATTTCCGTAATTGGTCTTGATGCAGCAGATATATCAGACTTCAACACAGCAGCAGTTGCAGCAACAGCAGCAGCATACGATATGTATGGTGCAGCAGCAGCAGCACAAGAAGCAGCAGAAGACTACGCAGATGGCCTTGCAATCAACTACGATGCAGCAGGTTCTGCTTCAACAGCACAGACTAATGCTGAATCTTTTGCTACAAATGCAATTAATGATCTTGACACAGACGATATTGAAGAGGGTGCAACAAACCAATACTTCACAGATGCTCGTGCTAAGACTTCAGCAGCAGATCTTTTGACTGGTGCTTCACTTACAAACATTACAATCACTGGCTCAGGTTCAGGACTTACTATTACCGCAGAAAACGGTGTAGCAGATTCTGACACTGATGACCTAACAGAAGGCACAGGAAACCTTTACTTCACAGATGCTCGTGCAGTAGATGCTCTTGAAGCAGTTGTTCCAGACTTTACGGCAGTTGAGATTAACTCACTTGCTAAGCAGGTTGCATCAACAGTTTCAGTAGCAACTGCAAGCCAGGTAACAGCATATGAGTTCCTTGGAACAGAATATCGTTCAGCAAAGTTCTTAGTAAAGACAGCACAAGGCTCACACACAGATGTTGCAGAAGTTCTTCTAACCATGGACTCTTCAAACAACATATCAATTACAGAATATGCAATGGTTGGAACTAATGGTTCCCTAATGACAATAACAGCAGACTATGTTGAAGTTGGCACTACTGTAAGACTTCGTGTAACAACAGCGAACAACACTTCAGTTGTAACAGTTGTTGGAACATTGCTTGCGTAATAAAAAATAAAAATAGTTGGAAGAAGGAGAAGTAAATGGCAACAGTAGAAAAAGACTTTAAGGTCAAGAATGGACTTCAAGTTTCACTTGGGGGATCATTCGGCGGTGCAGTAACAGTAGGAGCACCAACTCTTGCAGCACATGCAGCAACCAAGGAGTATGTAGATTCTGTGACAGGGTCTATGGCTGTAGGCACAACTCCTCCTTCTTCACCAACTAATGGAACACAGTGGCTAGACACTCTAACAAATAGAGTTAATTTTTATTACAACGGATCTTGGTATACCCAAGCAACCATTGACGACACACAAAATCTTCCACAGCACATTCACGATACCGCAATTGATGGAACTGGATTCATAGTATCTCAATTTTATGATGGGTCAACATTTAATGCACCACAGGGATCAGGAATCGATGCTGGTGGACCGTCTACAACAACCTGGACAGTTGTTTTTGACGGAGGAACTGTAATAGATAACTTCAACTAAAATTGATGTTATAATAAGACTATAAAATAAGTGGCAGCCCCACTAAGGAGATATAAATGGCAACTAGAATGCAACAGCGCAGAGGAACTGCAGAACAATGGACAGATGCAGATCCAATTTTGGCAGCAGGAGAAATTGGATTTGAGACTGATACCAACCAGTTCAAAATTGGCGATGGTGTAAATAACTGGTCTGACCTCTCCTACTTTAAAAACCTAGAAGACCTAGGTGGATCCCTTGACGATTACGTTCCAGTAACAACTAAGGGACAAGTAAACGGAGTAGCGGAACTTGACTCAACAGGAAATGTTCCACTTTCACAACTTGGAAATCTTATCGATGGAGCACCAGAAGCACTTAACACTCTTAATGAACTTGCAGCATCCATTAATGATGATACTAACTTTGTAGCATATGTAACAACACAACTTTCAAATAAAGCAAATCTTGCAAGCCCATCACTAACAGGTGTTCCACTTGCACCAACTGCAATACTGACAGATAATTCTACTAAGATTGCTACAACTGCTTTTGTTAAGGGGCAGGCTTATGGCTTAGCATCAGATATCTCTAATCTTGATATAAGATTAACAGACTCAGAAAATGATATAGACTCATTACAAACAACATCAGCCACACTTGTTACAAATGTTGGCCAAGCGCAAACAGATATTAGCA